GGTTTGCTTGGACCAGACGCCGGTGCGGTAGAGTTTCCGAAACCAAACATACTCGATGCTAAACCGGACAATGATTTGGTATCGCCAAAAATGGACGAACCCGAAGAACCCGAAGACCCGGATGTAGGAGCAGAACCAGAAGATCCAAACATATTCACGTTCTTCGAAGAACCGGAACTCGAGGAACCAGACCCAGAAGACCCTCCATTTCCGGAAAGTTCGTTCAATTCATTTTCGAGTCTATCTAAATCGCCTAAATCAATATTGATATTGTTTGAAGCATTTCGTTTCTTGTCATTCATCAACAATTCAATCCCAGGACCGAAATTACTTGTAGAATTTCGAGAGTTAGGTATTTCATCTGCAAAGTTCAGAGAAATCGGTTCTAAATCGCCCAAATTGATATCGATTGCTTCCATCTTATGATACTTACACACTATTTATTTTTAAGTTCTCCGCGTATGTTATTATTTTTTGGTGAACTAGAAACCAAATACCTTGTAAAAAACAATCCGCCAAGTCGTCTTTTTTCGTGGTTCCCAAAACATGCGACCATTTCGATAAAGACGGATTGTTTGCTAAATAGCGCGTACATAATTGAATCCCGTCTTTCTTGTTTTTGGAATACGACGATTTCTTTGGCGCGGTTGTATCATGATTTTCGAGAGTATTTTCGGGAGTAGGGGATATTGGGTTAGTTGATAATGGATTTGTTGACGTATCGTTGTTCGATATCTTGAGTTTGTTGGACGATGACACAAAATGGATTTGTGTTCTGTTTGACTCTCGAATTTCGAGAGTATTGTTGTCCATATCCGATTTAGACCTCATAATAAAATACTGCGCCAACATTCCCTGAATCGTTTTCATACGTGTAGCAATCGGGGATATTTGGTTTTCAATAATCACGTGCGATACATCCGACATATGTTCTAATTTTCCAAACTCCCGTTTGATTGCCCAACCAATACTTACTAAATCGGCATCATTCGCGTTGGGTTTCGATACTTTGGGTATTTCCACAAAACATCGAGAGTCATAATAAGCAAATACTTGATCTACCATTTCCGGTTTTGTTTTTGGAAGAGGTTTCTCCGGAAATACTCTCGAATATAATTCACCCATTTCTCCTACCTTTTGTTTTCGCAAAAAAGCGAGAGTATGTTCTTTCGTTCGTATCCAATATTCCGTATGTTTTTTCGCGTGCGTTTCGCAAAAACACGATTCGCCTTTGCTATATTTCGCCTTTTTACCACAACACTTCGTTGCCTTTTTGTTTGTGATTTGTGCGCTACATGTATGTAGGGTCGGTTTGGCGGTGTCGATGAGATTAATCACATTCCAATCGGCAACATTGATATCGCCATTTTCGAGAGTAAAGATACAATACGCCATATTCTTGATTCCGATATCGACACTCAACCATTTCATTTTTGTTTGTAAGTAGTCAAACAAAAATCTGTTTATGTTTCTTTGTAGAATGATTCATAAATACAACGAAATACTCTCGAAAATATACAAAACCAAATACCAACACTAACGAAAAACAAATAGTGCGAAGAAATCCGGAGAACGAAGTTCGTAGGATTTCTAGCTATTTACGGAGTCCTCTGGACGTAGTAAATTGTAGTCGATTGTTTTGGTGTTTTTCGAGAGTATTGTTTATCGTTTACCTTGTTTCATTCGCAACAACTCTTCCTGTGTAACTACGGGGGCGAATTGTTGGGCGTTCAATTGTTCTCTTGATAAATATTCGGTTTTTAGATCGGTATTCACATTTCCTAAATGGCTTGCTGGTTCCAAGATACTGGAATAGACAAAAGGACGTGAAGTAGATGTTGCCGAAATTGGTTGGAAATTGGATTCGCCGATTTCGGTTGCGTTGCGTTCATAATATCCGACATCGGTTGCCGATTCGATGAAATTACGACGCATAATTTCGGGTGCGTTGTTTGTAAGAAACTGACGGTATTCCCAATTCGATTTGATTCCGTTGCGTTGAAGAATCGCGTTGTTCGCGTCGGCTTCCGGTTGCCATGACGCAACCATACAACGACCGTCGCACATAAGTGGCGGGAAATCCGGATACTTGTTGTTTGTGCTATATCCTTGTGCTGATTTGGGTAAATGGTCCAAATTGGGAAATACTACGGGTATTCTTTGTCCGTTTAATGATTTGGTTTCGTTACTTGGATCGTTATACAAAAAGGAAAACATATATACTATATATTCACAACTTTTCTATCCATCTTTTCCACGTTTCTTGAATACTCTCGAATTTGGATATTTCGGTTTAGATGGTTCGGTTTATATTCAGTGATTCAGTCATTCAGTTATTCATCTAAACTTTCTAATAAACGTATCAAGTCTTTCTTTTTCATTTTGGATATATCTTGCTGAATACCTACCGAAATAGCGAGAGTCTTTAATTGGGTAATATTCATTTTCAAATATACTTCGTGTTTCTGGTTTTTAATTGCGTCATCGGATGTTTGTTCAGGTGCTTGTAAACCGTCGGGTGACTGTATTGTTGTATCTTGTGTGCTCGTACCTTGTGTGCTCGTTCCTTGTTCGCTCGTTCCTTGTGTGCTCGTACCTTGTTCCTCTACAGATGTAGGAGGTTCTACTACGGTAATTTGTTCTATTTCGAATTCAGTGAGTGGTACCTGTTCGGATTGGACTTCCGATTCGAATGACACAGGTTCTAAACCAGAATATTCCAAAACCGAAGACTCTAAAACAATGGGCTCTAAAATCACCACTTCAGGTTCTATAACGGGACTAGATTCTATAACGGGAGTAGATTCTACATCTTCGTCGTATACACTGGATGTATCACTATCGGAGTCACTCTCATCCAAACAACTACCTTCGGATTCACTATATTCCGATTCGGAATCACTGTCGTCGTCATCGGAAACAACAATTTTGGCGTCGGGTTGTTTCACGACATTCATATTGGATACAAATGGACAGGAGTTCTCCAACGATAAATCAATGATTCGTTTTTCGGGTTCTTCTGTTGTTTCGGTTCCTTCTAGTAGTTCGGTTCCTTCTGTTGTTACGGCGGTTTTTTGAGGTGGAGAGTATGGACAAACATTTGCCGATAATTCTCTCGATTGAAAGAACGATTCATAATAACTGTTTATTCCTTTGACACTTTGTAGTTCTTTCACAACATTCGATAATAACTCAAACATTGTATCGCCTTTTCGTTCCATCGATGAAATACGTTGCTTAAAATGATAGACCAATAGTAAAATCAACGCAAACGTTATTCCTAAACTTATGAAAAAGAAATTTTCTACGAAATCGAATAAACCCATTTATATTTCGATTATACAATTTATCGCTTATGAGAACGAATGCGACGAAATCCGGCGAACTTTGTTCGAAGAATTTCTAGTGATTCAAGAATTTTCGGACGACGGCGCAACGCAAGTGCCTTTGGGAGGAGGGAGAAAATTCGCAAAACTCTGGATAACGCTGTAACGCAAGTGCTTTTGGGCGTTCGAAAGAGTTTCACGGAGTCCTCTGGACGTAGTAAATACGTATCGAACAAATATATTTGGTTATGTTATAAAACAAATACGGATGGAAAACGCTACACCATCATATTCACCACCCCCTATGAATACCAATACAGACACAAGCGTGTTTAGCAACAAAATAATCATCGGTTTACTTGTCTTACTTATTTTCGCCTTTTTAGGGATAAATCTACTCGTGATTTCTGGAAACGCAATCACACAACTCGCCGATATTTTTGGACCGATTGTTTTGAAAGTCGCCACTATGTTGGGATATTCGACGGGCCACTTGGTCAATACTACTGCCGATATTACTGCCGATACCGCCAAACTCGGGATTGATATCGCTGAAGGTACCGCACAATCCATCGGAAATCTATTGAAAGACGCCAGCAAAGGTGGAATGGATGAATCTGATAAACAAAGTCTGGAAAAAGCATTAACACCAAGTAATTGCCCTAAACCTTCTTCTCCTGAACCCGATAAATCGTCCAACGTTATCCAATCCGCGATTAGTTCCAAGAAAAATGGATGGTGTTTTGTCGGCGAAGACAATGGCACCCGGGGTTGTGTTTCTGTAGACGAACACGATAAATGTATGTCCGGACAAATCTTCCCATCCAAAGAAGTCTGCCTAGCACCCGACGCCAAACAATAACGCGACCAAGTGTATACGAGTCCAAGTGTATACGAGTCCAAGTGTATACGAGTCCAAGTCTATACACCATATAATACCGGCGTGGGTGGGGGTTGATTTGCCACCGTTCCCAATGAAGTGCTAATTACTGCTATATTGGTTGCCGTTTGTGGAATAAGGTTCGTGATATTGGCATATGAATAGTATTGTAGTGTAGATATATTGTTGTTATTCGGGTTATTAAATCGTGATGGGTTTGCGATAGGGTCCATCGTTAATGTAATAGACATTACAAATTCATAGACATACGCATACGACGTTTCCAAGGTAATACCCGGAAACGAAATGTTCCCGACATATTGTACACACTCGAATGGAATTGGAGATGTGGTGGAAGTAGTGAGTTGACACGCCAAGTATTTTTGTAGTCCGGTCACTGTGATTGGTGGTACGGATGGAATCGATTTTCCATTACACAAAATATACAATGTCGCCGATGAAATACGTAGGATAATATTTTCGGTGGATGGAGCGGCTGGTATATAGGTGCCCTTTAGCGCCAAACCTACCGGAATATCCAACGAAAAAGAGGCACGTGGTCGATTAATGTTGGCATTAATATTCACCGCGAACAATGTGCTAGATACTATAGTTGAAGCAATACCTACATTGGTATTGATTGTAGTCGACCAATAATTGTTTTCGTTTGGCACGTTGAAAGCGTAACTTCGCGTGATAATAAAATTATACAATGGTACTTTGGGGTCTTCATATAAATAGACGTTCGGTCCTGGAACACCGGAAGCACTACTCGGCATAGGTTTTGGGATTCGCACCGCGGTTTCGCCTGGACATATCACCGTTTCGGGGTCTAATAAACGTGCCGATTTCCCGGTTGCAGTGGACAACTGTGACCATTTTTCTTTTTTTGTTAAGGAATTTGTTTGTGCGGGCATTCGGTTGCTGGAATACTTTAAGATTTCGGCTTTTCGTCGCATATCTACGCGCGCACGTGTAATAGGAACATTGCTCGAATCCACCAATTGTGCTCCTGTGAGATTATTAAAATAGGGCGATACCACTTCCACACGTGAGAGAGGGGCATTATATAATTGTTTTTTTCGACGACTGTCGCAAAACGACATATTGAATGTAGCCATTATATACAAATACATCATATTTGTATACAATTTACAACGTCCAGCATATACGCTGTACCAGATATTAACGACTGGACTCCCGAAGGGAGGGGTAAAACCCCATAGTCCAGCATATACGCTGTATCCCTACGGTAGGAGGTTGATGCCCAAGGGCATCACTCCCTACGTCCAGTCGTTAAGCATTGAACGATGAATACCATGCCAATCCAAGATAATCAAAGATACTATTGCTCTGGATTTCATTGGCATTGGCATTCAAGTTTGGTCCATAATTGGTAATGGCATTAATGTCAAACGCGGATAAAGCATAGTCATAATATCGTAAATTCGAGAGTTTACCACTAAAACCGCCATTTTTGCCGATATGAACATTGTCGTAATTTTGTTTTGGGATTTTGTCTTGGAAAAATTCGCTTTTCGCTAAAACACCATTCACATAACAATCGATGGAATAATTCTGGAATCGGTATACTACGTGGAACCATTTCTTCAATGGAATATTGGTGATTTCCAACGAAACGGGGTCTTGCGAAATTTGTGTGTTGCTCTTTTCGACATCCAAATAAAACACCAACGAATTGGTCGATTTCATCGAACCCGGAGTATTGTCCACACCTAAATACAATCCAGGACCATTATTCACCGTTGCCACCCCAGCATTATCCCTTGTGTGGGTGGTTTCGGTGTATGTATCGTTTCCTTTATTGAAAATATGGTAATGTTTTGCTTCATTTCCGATGGAATCTATCCACAACCAAGTGGACCAGGTGAATTCAATACCGCCAGTTTTATTGTTGGATCGGTATAATATGGGCGATGCCTCATTGGCTGGGTCTTGTGGAATAGTCAAATTGGCGTTTCCAGATGTGAGACCTTTTGCTAAATAGGGTTGTTTTGATGGTGCTAGAAAGAACGCGACAATGGATGTGCCAATACGCAACAATATTAGAAATACAATGAGAAGTAAGATCAAGAAAACAAATTTGGCAATCACGCTGTTTGAATTCAGAAATTCGGAACTCGCGTTCATTACATTTTTGGAGGAAAAATCATTCAATGTTTGATTAATACTCTCCTTTGCACTGGCAACAGATGATTGCGCATTCGTTGCAATATCTTCTTTGCCTGGAAGCGACGCAACCGTATTTGCTATTTGTTGTTTTGCTGATTCTAAATATTGCGACATTAATTATATATATAATACATTATTTTTTCTGAATACGTTCGTATGCACTTATACATTCGAATCTTTTTTAGTTGTGTTTTATGTGCGAAGGAGTTTATAACAAGGATACTTTCTTGATTTCTTCTGTTCCAGAATGAACCGAGAAACTTGCGTTGTATCCCGCTAACCAATTGGTGAATGTGGCTAAACCATTTCCGGCCAAATAATTCTTCCAAACTTCATCGGCCAATAACGCGACGGGGTCTCGTTTAAACTTGGTTACATATCCATCAACGGTGGACGTTCCTCCAAGGTACAATGTTCCACGTGTGCTGTTTGGGACCGTAGCACCCGAGGCTAATTGTTTGGTTTGGATTAATTTGCCATTGAGGTATACTTCCACAACATTTCCGGTGAGGACATTTACCACAAAATACACCCATTTTTGTTGGGGGAACTTATCGGTAACCATTACAAGGGGGGTAGCGGTGAAAGTGGTTGGACCAGCATCTGAATTTGCTACGGTAAATCCAGTCTCCACGGTTAAGGTCGATTTTTGTAAACACAACGCCAACCCGTTGGTATCCTTCCAGAAAATAGCCTTTTTGGTATCGGACAACTTATCCACAAACAACCATCCTTCATAATGGTATGTGATTGCTCCGGGATTCACTAGTTTCTTCCATTCGACAGTCTTTATTGTGCGGCCAGGGTCGGTCAATTTCACAACACCAGTGGTAAGGGTGGTATTTGTAAAATAAAAATAGGTCATATACAACATCATGACAATGACGAATACAAGTATGATGACAGTGTAATTCATCCTAAATATAAATATATAATTATACGATATAATTTATTATGTCATCGTTTTGCCAAAGGCACTACCGTTTTGCCAAAGGCACTATCGTTTCGACGTTCTCTAGAGTTTATTTTTAGAAAAGATTGAATTTTCGAACAACTCGGTTGTTTCGTGTAATGTTGAATTTGGAATGGTAATCGCCCGTTCCATTGTCATCTTCATCGGTTACACCTGGACCTTGAATATAGATGTTCCATACGGATTGAGGGTCCAATAAATTAGGTTCGCGACGGAATCGTGCGAGTTTGCCTTTTACACCGGTACTGCCTATAGTAATGGGGTCGCTCTTTCCGAAATCCGAAAAGCGGATTGGCGTACCAGTATTTGCGTCTTTTACGGTTGATATACTTTTCACGAGTTTACCGTTCAAGTATGCGTCCATTGTGTTTTCATCTACGTTAATACATAAATAGACCCATTTTTGGAATGGGAAATGTGTCGCGACATCCATAATTACGGTGTGTTTTTTACCAACAGACGGCGGTTGTAAGATACCAGTGCTTGGGTTTACACCTTGGGTAGCAGAAAGTGCCGCTGTTCGCGGTGATGGGTCGTGTGAATACATAATCGAGAGTTTATGTCCGGTAAGTGTGACGATGAAATCCGATCCGCGGTTGAATAGAACGTAGGTTTTACCTAGGTCGTCCGACGAATTCACGCGAACCCAGCCATCATAGAAATATCGGATAGACTCTGGTGTTTCGAACTCTTTTGTACCAATGGTTAGTTGTTTGATTCCAGTTCTACTTTGATTGTTTAAATCGATGACTTCACCGTTGTTTAATAAAAGCGGGTTAAAATAATAATATGTGTAATACAGACCACCTAAAATAATAATGATTAGGAAAAATCCTATAATACTAGTTAGACTCATCCGTGTATATATAATATACAATACAATTATTATTGGTTGTATCTTTTAGTCGTACCTTTACAAGTTCGAGAGTATTTGTATTCGAATACTCTCGAAATATTCGTTTTTGGTCCCTTATTTATTCATTTGTTGCTCATTATTCATTTGTTGCTCATTATTCATTTGTTGCTCATTATTCATTTGTTGCTCATTATTCATTTGTTGGAGGATTCTTGAACATCAATAAATTATATTCCGTAACAATTTGTCGTTGTGTCATTGGCGTTTTGTAATAATTCACATTACAAATTGCCCCCGACAAACTATCGGTAGCACTAGATGCCGAGTAATCTATACCCATCATATCACTTGCCGCGCGAGATGGAGTATAACCTACCTCAATTACATCTCCTGGACCATATGTAGGCAACTCAATGTCGTATGTTTTTTCTAAATTTCCATTCACAAACAAATCGACCGTATGATCATTATAGGTAATTACGAAAAAGTTCCATTTTTGGCTGGGTAAGACCACTTCATGTGAGGGGATAGATTCGTTGTTGGAAGATTTTTGGTTGGAAGATTTTTGGTTGGAAGATTTTTGGTTGGAAGATTTTTGGTTTGTGAATTGGAAGGTGTATTTTCCGTTGGCATAGGAAACGACGGGTTTTCCACCGGGGTCGGATTGGTCACCTAAACGGAGAATGGGCATCGAGACCGTTCCTTTGGGGTTCAAATAGGCCCAAAACGAAATCGAATAATTGGTGCGAAACCGGACTTCTTGTAAAAACGGGTTCGCGACCACATCGTCTAAAGCCAATACTTTGTAATCGGCAATCTGTTGGCGTTCATTTAAAAATACCGGTTCTTTCAGTATTGTAGTAGTGCTCTTAGAATACCGCGGTTTCATGAGTTTGGGCAAAACATACAATACCAATAACAGGATACACTCGATCGCAATCAACACATATACCGTGCTAGGGGCAACACGCAATTCCTGTTTCACGTATTCGATGAAATCGAGCAACAAACAGGGCAAGAACAGTATGATTTGTAGTATGACACCATACCATCCTCGCGAGTTATAGGCGAATCGCCCGAATAACTTGTATGCCAACGCCAGACCAATAATGACTGAGAAAAAGGCGCCAACATAGATTGCGTATTTTACAATCTCCATGGATGCCGGGTCTTTGTTCTTATAAAACAACGTAATTGCCAATACCATAATGACGAAAATGAATATATTCACGGTCAACACGCCCCCACTCACTTTCGATTTGAAAATGGGCAAGGCCAAATATACTGCTACTAAAATCGGAAGAACCATACAAATCATATAGGTGAAAAAACTATCCGTGAGTGCCTTGTCGTCCGTCGACGCGATATATCCGGTCACCGCTACGACGATTAACGCGATAAATGCCCATAAATAGTTCCATGCACACGTTGTCAATTCATTTTGTTTGGCGGCGGTTAAGACTTCCTTCGAACTCATTCCTGCCATTTTTTTCAATATCCATTCCATTGTCGGTTCTGCGTTTTTTGTAATCATACCCTTTGTTTTCGAGAGTATACCGGGTGTGTTTGTGTTTGGTGGCGCAACCCCCGACATGTTCTATATTATACAATAGTATAATCTATTCGTGTCTATAAATACATAAATCATGTTATGTATCTATGTGGATATCGATTCATAGAAAGAGTTCATGAACTCATAGATTCTCAATTGCGGTTTTTTCTCCGTGACAATCGCGACAAAGTGCTACTAAATTGTCGACGTGATTACTCCCGTTGTGTTCTAAACGTATGATATGATCGACCTCAAACCACGCGGGTAATTGTTTCGTACAATGTCCGCAACGCCAATTCTGTTTTGCCGCTACGAATTTCTTTTTGGTTTCACTAACGGACCGTTTTGTTCCAGTTTTTCCGGAAGCACGGATACGTTCTTCTGCATAGTCTTGGCGACCACTTCCACCTCCGCTTATGCCTCCGCTTCCGCTTACGCCATTCATTGCGGGCATTTGTAATATAGGACGTGAATTGGAAACCGCGGGTGCCCATCCATTCGATGGGGCTGGATTCGAGTAACGCGACGTGAAATCCAATATGGGGGTAATCATACTCGTAGCGTTTTTATCGACAGGCAAATATTTGAGATATTCATTCGACGACGCTATGAGTTGGTGCGCGTGCGTGGGATTTTTGCGAACCAACCAATATAACATCAACGCGCCAAATGCTACACCAGCCATTTGGTAATATTTTTTCCAGGAAATCACCGTTTTCAGGTATTTTCCATCGGTGTAAATGTTGGCCATAATAAAGGCCGCGACCGCAAATATTACTATTTCAAATCTCATATATATTCACTCTCGATTATTCGCTACTACTATTTGTCCAATACAACAAAATACAAATGACCGAAACCACCGCGATATTGTTATATACCGTTTGACGGTTGTATCCGGTTCCGTGGAAAAAATCATATTGTTTGGGAGAATACTGTTCTTCGTAAGCGCGAATACTTTCTTCCAGTGTCATCTCTTCTTTGCCGTGTAAATAATTGATTTTATTATGTATGAAATTCACCCATCGTAAAAAAGAATCGCGTTTATCTAAATACGGCGTTACCGGATACCTATCCAACAAACGACTAAATTTATTGCCGATTCCCTCATTCGGAATAAACAATGGCATATTATGTATGAGATCATAGTATTTTCGTTTTGTCGTTTCGTTTGGATACGTCGGGTAAGAATACGCGAGTGTATGTAGAAAAAACCAATAATGCGGTCCCCATACTTCTGGATCTAACCGAATAGGCATTTCTTGTAAAATGTAAATGTATATAGAAACATCGGATTATTATCGTATAACGAAACCGCATAATGAATATACACGATTTATCTGTTTTTCGCACACCTAAAATATATCCTGAAACTATGACCAACCAGTGTAAATGTTGTATTGCGCATGATGAAATCCCGCCCGGTTTTGGTGCGAAGAATCCCGGACACGAAGTATGGTGTGGGCTTTTGGGTGAAACGCAAGTGCCTTTGGCCGAAACGCCAGTGCCTTTGGGCATAACGCAAGTGCCTTTGGCCGAAACGTCAGTGCCTTTGGGCATAACGCAAGTGCCTTTGAGAAATTCGAAAGGGTTTGAACCGATAACTATATTTCCGATAACGCCCGTAACACCCCCATTGAGTCGCGCGACGACGCCGATAATAACACCCGTATTGAATCCGATGACACATACTAACGTTCAAGGGACACCTACTAATGTTCAAGGGATACCTACTAACGTTCAAGGGACACCTACTAATGTTCAAGGGGAACACGTTCAAAAAAAACCGATAATCATTCCGAGTGTATCCCGTTTTGGAAGTTTGACTCTCGAACAATCCGAAAAAACATATACATCACAA